TGCTTGGTATTCGGCTTGATCCTGATGGACTCACCTTCTCTCAAATACTGAGAGACAATGATATTATCCTCATCAACGTAATCGAGCTCCAGCAAGCCCTCTATCACATAGAAGGTTTCATCCTTCACCCTATGATAGTGGAACTTACCAGAGCTCGACCAGATATTATCTTGGCACGAAAGCAGCTTGAGACAATAAAGATGATTGTTCTCAATTATGTGCTCATGCCCCCATGCTTTTGGCACGACTTTCATTTCTGCTCTTTCCTAGCGTGGCAGCTATCCCTTTCAGCCCGACATTCTTATTGTTAAGATAGAGCTCAGTTGTGGACAGATGCTCATGGCGAAGAAACTTTTGAATCTCTGGAGTTGTGTGTCCCTGTTCAGCCAGGAAGTTAGCCACATACCTTCTCAGGCTATGGTAGCCAAGCACGCGGTCAATCTTGGCACGCTTGGCCAAATCCTTGATCCAATCCTGGCGGCAAGCAAAGGGCTTGCCATAGCAATTATTGGCTCCGCCTGCTCTACCATTCTTCCTGCCGCCTGTGCGTGATACTGAGTAGAACACATAGGGCAACTCTAGTGGGCGATTAACTTTCCACCAGACGAGCCATTTGTGCAGCTTATCGCTCATTGGCATCCACTCATAGGTCATGCCATCGCCGCCTGACTTTCTCGTTCCCAGGCGATACTTTCTCTGCTTGAGATCAATGTCAGATTTCCAGGTCCAGCGATAGATTTCCATGCGCCTTGCCGCCGTGCTCAAGTACGCTTCCAGAATGACGCGATCCTGGCCCTTGGCAACTAAGCGCATCCGATCAATTTCTTTATCGGTAGCTGGCACTCCTTTTTCAACATCATGCGGTAGCTTGTCGATCTTCTGAAAACCATTGCCAGGAATTTCTTCGATCTCGTTCACCCAATTGGCAAAGGTGAGCAGATAGGTACGATGCTTATTGCTGCGGTTATTGCTGACATGATTTGCTATGTGGAGCAGATAGTTTTCGGCCAGCTTTGCGGTAATCTCTGACCATTGCGGATCAGTATAACCTTCGCTTTTGAGCCATTTCTTAAATGATTTAATGGCCCGCTTGATCTCTTTGTAATGATCTTTGCCTTGCCGTACCTTAACTCGATCCAGGTAAGTATTGCCCAAACTAAGCAAGTCCATGTCTATTGGAGCGTTGCCGTTCAGCTTTGCCCTTAGATCGACTTCCCATTGGTCTGCATCCTTTTTCAATCGGTATGATCTTGTTTTTTTGCCGTTTGGTAGATTCGGATGCCTGACCTGTCCCATGTGCCGCACGTTCCCGTGACGGTCCTTGAATTTGTAGGACATGACGAATCTCCTTTCTGCTAAAGAACCATTGCCTGCCTACCTTAACGCCGCCCAACTGCAGGGCGTGCCTTTGAACCCATCTTCTCGACATGCCAAACATTTTGGCTACTTCGTCGGTGGGTAGGTAGGATCGCTCACTTCTCAATATAGTGTATCCTTCCACCTTTGTCAATGAAAATGTAGTAGATTTTTAGCAGGGGGTTTCTAATAGCCCGAAGATTCTATACTTTCTGCCGGATCAGACGCTTCTGTTTGGCCTTCTGTTGACGTTTCTGAATCGGAAACCAAGCTACCCAGGCTTCTTGGCCTTTCTGGAGCGCATTCATCATAAGCCTTGTGGTGCTTGTTGTACTCTTCCTCAACCTTTTGGGGATCTCGGATATACTCGCCAAGATCCTTGAGCAACGCTTCTTTATCGGTGTAAGCGAATTGAGAGCAGCCAACTTGCACAATGTAGCCAGCATTGGCTGTTGTCCTAATCTCGATTGTCCTCATTGCGATTGATACGAATTCCATTATTGATCCTTTCCTTCCAGCCATTCCTCTTGCGCCCATCTAACATCTAACATAGATACATCGTCTGCGTTTGGGCAATCATGCGCCCTGAATTTTTCAAGGGCTCTTAGCTCCAGGGCTTCTGTCCATTCTTCCCCACAAAGAGCGCAAAAAATAGAGCAACTGAAATAGGTTGTCGATTCAGCCATTAGAAAACCGCAATATCCAGTACGACCATGTTGAGATCCCTGATCCTGGCTGGCTCCAGATAGACATCACGGCCTGACGTTTTACTCGCTTTCTTGTCCAGGGTAGCCACTCTCACAGCATTGTGGGCTTCGAGTATAGTTTTCATGTCTAGCTCGAAGAACAATTCTTCATCGGTGAGATCGGTAAATGTGGGCTCTCCCTGGTAAAGCAAACCCTTATCCAAAGCGATGTTGTCATTGGTGTCAGCGATAAATACCTGTGCGATCCTTCTCATAAACTCTCCTTTCCAGCTCGTGCTGGAGCTGGTTGAATATGACGCGGAGCTGCCGCCAAAATCTACCTGTTCCATGTGATCCGGTCTTATTGAAAAAAAAGCGGAAGTGGGGCTTTCGTGTTCTTTTTGCAGCTTCTTTCTTTCAATCAATTGCAGGACCACATCAGGATCTCTTGGTCCCGTTGGTCCTGATGGTCTTGCTGAATAACTGGATCTTTCTATTGTGGGCAATTCTCTCATGGGCTCTCCTTGTGCCAATCCTTTTTGAATTGGTCTGCCTTTGGACAGGTAGCCCAATGTGGCATCCAGGTTTGTGCCATTACCGCTGCGCCATCATCATCAAGGATGAGCCTTTGTTGAGGATCGGCATCAGCGGGCATGTTCTTTCCTCTTGGTGTTCTGAACCAAACGATCCTTGCTCTGCAGCCTGAACAAATGGATTCACGCATAATACATGCTCCTTAGATGTGGACGGCCTTCGCTGGCAGCTATGTCACCCAGGAATTTCTCTTCATCAAATTTCCTGAAGCCACGAAAAGGCGGCATTCCCCAAATGATTGGCCAGGGCTCCGGCAAGACTTTCAGGCCGCCGCGTATCTGAGGTTCTTCAGAATAGCTGGCCAGCTCTTCAACTGATGCCGTGGTGGTAGCATAGAGCCCACCACTTACCAGGAAGCCGCACCCTCTTTTCTCGGTTTGTATGTCGGCTGGATCACCGACAACGTAAACTTTGTCTTTGATTTCGTCTGGTAGGTCGTTTGTCTGGACACCATAGATTTGATCGAGATTGAAATATGCGAAAACTACAGGATTGACTTTGCCCTTCTGCTTGGTAACGCAGTAAACTTTGTCGCCCCACTCCATGAGCTTGAGATCCCGCTGTGGAACGCGGCGCGACACTCCCATTTTGTTGGCTTCATTGATGAAAGAGTTGATGGTGTAGTGAGTAGCCCCTATCCAATGTAGCCATACGGTCATGTCAACTCTCCAATATGGCCTGCAGCTCATCCTGGCTGTGGTCTTTACTGCTCCATGTTTTGATCGTGGATTTCAGCCGTTTCTGCGCGGCCTTTTCATAATTGTGAAGGATTTTGATGAATTGAAGATAATCCCCCCATCCCCGCTGTTCTGCCAATTTATGATGCTGTCGGTAACAAATATCGCATAGGGCATAGCGTGTGGTGCTCCGCTGGCAGCGCCAGCAAGGATGAAGGGGATATTTTTTACGGTTTATCCGTTTGCCTAGCCCCAAAGCCTAGATCCTGTCAGCTATGAAGTCTCCGATCACATTAGGCGCGGCAGTATCAAATCCTACAACGTCCATCATTCCACCATCGTTAGGATCTGCGATGCTGAATTCATTGCTTGCCATGCCTACGACGATTAACTTGGCCGGAATATCCATCTTCCGGCGGTATTGCTCAAGTGCTTGCGCCGGATGAATAGACCCCGCCCAAGTTTCGTTGTCGGTGTAGATCACAAAGGCATCAGCCTTGATCTTGTTCTCTAAGGCCCAAGTGATCGGCAAGGAACAGTCTGTCCCGCCGAAAGGTACTTCTCGGCAAGCGCGAATGACATCATCAAGCCGCTGGCTTGGAGAGATTTTCAGCCTGCGGAGCTCGTGAGCAAAAGCCATGACAGCACAATGCTCTTCAGTCCTGAATGTCACCATTGCCATCGCGCAAGCGCCATCTCGCGGTGTCAGGTAAGGCATTCCATTGATCCCGCCCCAATCCATAGAGCTGGACACATCAAGGCCAATCACAATACGTTTGCCCGTGGGCTCCACATTGTCAAAGGTCTTGTAGAAGGCATCATTGAGAGCATCCACGATCTCAGGCACGGCATCCCAATCACCTTTCCCCAGGTAGCCCCGACCTTCAGCATAAATCTTCATGGCAGCCAGGACACTCACCGGATGGATTCGAGCTTTCTTCAGGATCTCGATATTTACCAGCCGATTTGCGATGTCGCTGTTGATTTCCCAAGATCCAGGTGTCAGTAGCCCTACCTTACCCATGTTCCCCATGTTGCGAATTAGGGCCATCATGGGCATTTTCTTGAGCAAGGCTTTCCAGACTTCCTTATGGGTGAGCCAATCAGTAGGAACGCACTCCCGCGGCAAATTATAGAGCTGGATGAGATTCACGATCTCATTGACATGCGTAGATTCCCTGGCTGCTTCCATGCCAACGATGATGTCAAGTGGATAGCCAATCTCTCTCGATCCACCAATGCCTTTTGCCCATGTGTCCCGTCCAGGCTGCTCCAGCTCTCCGCTTACAATCCATTTATAGAGAGCATTCCTGATCGGCTCATCGGTTTGAGGATGAGACAGGCGCAAGAGATCCCGATGGCTCCAGCCGTGTCGCTGCTGATACTTGACACATTGGTAAGCCAGATCCTCTACTTTCTTATCCTGATACCAATGTCTAACAGCATTGCGGAGCCCACGGCCCCATCCACGAAAGCCTTTCACATAATCAGCAAACTTGAAAAGATGTGTGCCGATCCGCGCCACTTTCGGCAGGGCAGCCAGGGCCATCGCCCTGGTTTCCTCATTACCCAGGCCCGCGCACATGGCCAGGACAAACAGCGCCGGATCATTCTTAGGAGCTCGGCCACGGTGAGAGATGTTGGCTGTCCGGCCCACTACTTCAGGCCCATTGGCTTCAATACAGCGCCTTACGGCTTCGGCGCTATCAATGGTGAGCTTCCTTTCGCCAATGTAATAGGTTCCGCCTTCTGTTCCCAGGATCAGAAAGCGATCCAGCCTGCCCCAATCATCCACGGGGAAGGCATACCCGCCCGCGCTATCCTTGACCATCTTCTTGCCAGGGATAGGCTCTGTTTGCGGGGTTTCCTTAGTCTGGTAATGCTTGGTGTAAACCATCGGCCCTTCTCCTTTCAGGCTAAGTTACGGGCAAGTGAGTGTTCCAGGGGTTTACCGGAATGGGATAACCCTGAAACTTCGGCCCGCATATTGTGAGTGGGCGAGTAGCGTTAAGGACGTAACCCCACTCTTGCGAGTGGTAGTCCCTGCCTTGCTTGGTGGGACTATGCGGAATCGAACCGATAACCCTTAACTTCGGCCCACACATTTGTAAGTTGGGGAGACTGACGGGACTCGAACCCGCGACCACGCCATTTGCATTGGATAACCGTTTGCCTTCGGCCCTTGCGGGCAAGTAGTGGAAACGGAGTTTTCGTGCTCTACCGTCTGAGCTACAGTCTCCAAAATTGGGCAAGGAATGAGCAAGGGATCTTGTCTAATTAGCAGTTAGATGATAACCCTTGCTCTTCGGCCCATTTATGCAAAAACACCCTTTTTACACCAAAATTAAAAAATTTAATAGCCCTAAATGCCCGTATAACGCGACTTTCCGACCTGATTGATACCTGGCTATCCCCCAATTTAGGGGTTTTACTCGGTTTGTGAAGCTCCAAAAGCAGCCAGCTCTGTGTCAGGATCACTCGCAAAGCAATGTGAAAAGTACCCTGTGTATCTACCCATAATCATCCGGCTCGTTGTGATCGCCCAATCGTGGAATTGCTTGAGCCCTATGTTGTAACCCTTCACGAATTTATCAATCTCAAGGGTACGCTCTATGCTGGCCAGATTAGGCATCCCATCATCATCGCCCGTTTCTTCAGGTTCTATGCCTTGGCCAAATTCTAAGGGCTCCTGCGCTTCCCCATCTGGCGGTGCAGGCGGCATTTCCGGCGGTTGTTCCGGCGAATCAGGCATCGTGAGTGGTCCCGTTGGTTGTGGCGATGCAAATGATGGACGCGGCCACGGCCCGCCCCAAAAGCGTTGATGTTTCTCGTCCAACACTTTGAGTACAGGGCTGCCTTCTGGCAACCGTCCCAACGCGACCACGTTCTCAGTTTCTTTGAGGAATTTTTCAAAGCCACTCTTATGAAGTCCCTTGAATTGATCTATTAGCTGCCTATCTTCCGCCGCAAATTGATCTTCTGGTTCTGGCGGCGCTGGCGGCGGAGTAGTCACGGGCTCTGGTGGAGCTCCATGCTTCGCTGCCAACTCATCCAGCGCCGACTTCCCAGGCTCTTCTATGATCTCTCCGGTAGTGGTATCAAGGCCGGAAATCACTTCGAGCTGCTGATCTATGCCAGCTTCGGCTCTCTCATCCAGGCTTACTGCCAGCGATACTGCTTGATCCACAACTGCTGATGGCAGATATTTCACCGTATGCCTTATGACTGTCTTGAGCGCCATCGCATCAAAGTCAGTTACCCACGGGCCTGATCTGCCTGCTGGTGAACGATCTCGAATCTTGTGAATCTCATTCATCGGCATTACTCGAAACTGAAAACCACCTGTCTTGAAGAAGGCAATACAGTAGGCCGCAATTTGCACTCCCCGATTATCCTTTTCAAAAGCGGGTCTATGGTGAATGTGGGGATTCGATCCATGTTCGTAATCGAAACCATCTTGAGCATAGACAATGTGAGCTTCGATATTTCTGAACTTGCCGGATCGCATGGACAGATCCAGAAGGCCCATATACCCAGGAATAAATGTCACCTTCTTTCCGAAGGGTACAAGGTGAGCCATATTTCTGACTCCATCCGGCTCCAGGCCCAACTGAGCGCATGTTAGGACCGCTGAGAGCAAGCTGTTGGGGCTGCAATCAAGCAATCCTGGTGTCAAGGTTACTGAAGTCATTACGATTCGGCTGAATCGCTCGACACCGATTTGCTTTGGCAGCGCCGCTACCAGCGATTTGCTATGCTGGTGAAGGAGCTGCTTAACCGATGTCACCTTGTCCTGTAAGGTTGCTACTGCTCTTGTCATTTCGCCGCCTTTCTCCTGAGTGTTCTTACCTGAGTGGCATCTACCCAAAACCCTTCTCTCTGGTAGGTTTTCCAAGTATAAGTTGTCCCGTTAGGTAGCACGCCGTAAGTATTAAATCCCAATTCGTTCTTGATCTTATTCTCAAGGGCTGTCTTTTCCTTTTTAAGCTGCTTTTCCCGCGCCTTGATCTCCTGTAAGTCCTCATCCCACCATAAGGCATCACCCGACAAGCCAATTGATTCTCCGCTGTCCTGGCCATACTGATGATGAAGGGCTTCTTTTGAGGATTCAGAATCATCAACAGGTGGGGGATCTTGATTCTTGATCCGGTCCCAAAACTCCCCTTCTTTCTCGATCAGGATTTCCACAAAGCGGTCATTGCGATTTACGTCAACGATTAGACCCTTGTAATCACCGAAGAACACAGCCAATGATCCCCACTTATAGCCCATGACTGACATTTCATGTTGGATCTGAACTTGGTAATACAGGGGGATCTCTTCTTGCCAATCTGCCAGTTGTCCTGGTCCCGCTGTTTTGATCTGAACCACGCCAGGACCACGATCATCAAACTGCTCGATCAGCTTATCAATGGTGCATTGCATGAATGGATGCTCTTTGTTCTGGAAAATTGTGAATGGCTTTGGGCTGTAGAGCTTCCGGCCTGTCTCGCGCTCATAGTATGTCGCTACAGCATCTTCCAGATCCAAGCCCCATTGCATTCTCTCGCTTGCTTCCTGCTCCGGCATCATGTTCAGCTTGCGAAGATAGAGTGTCAGCGGAGATACCCACGGGCTTATTCCCAGGACAGCAGCGGCTTCAGAGCCGCCTATGCCATCTCGACGGGCTTCCAGCCACGCATCTCGATCACCATAAGACTGATAAGTTGCCAAGGTCAGGATCATATCAAGGGGGAAACTACACCCGTTATATACCCATGTCAAGAAAAAAAATAGTGTGGAAAACACGGTAAAATGAGGTAAAAAAACGGCAACTTTGGCAAGGAATTTAGAGAATTACTGACTTATCGACATGGTATTGACAAAGTACACCTCTGCAGCGTAGTAACTATCATATCAATGACTTAACTATGTTTACAAGCATTCGCTAAAAAAATGCAAAAACCCTTACCTTCACAGCGAAAACCATTTTTTTTCAGTCAAAAGAATTTTGTTGTTGCAATAGAATTCTCGTTGTGTACCATTTCTAGGGAATAGTGTCTTAAACATAGGGGGAAGAGTACACTTATGTCACTAAAAAACGCGCCAATACCGAAGATGATTAAGATCCGTGCATTGGAACATAATCTCACCCAAACCGACATCGCGCACATCATCTCAGCCAAGACCGGAAAATATCTCTCACCCAAAAGACTCAACGATATGATTCACGGACTCCGCCAGGGGGAGTGGGAAACTTACCATTTGCACGTTGCCGACATTTTAGACTTCATACCAAGAGAAATTAGGGACGTTACCGCAAACCAAGACAAAGCCTAGAGGGAAACATGAAATGGTTCCGGCTCTGGCATGAGTGGGGCCACGATCCCAAAGTAATCTCGATGCCAGAACACATGCAATGCCGCCATATCAAGCTGCTGTGCTTGCGCCGCCAAGTTGACACTTCAACTCTCAGCGACGAAGAGATTGCAGCCTATATGCGGATAGACATGGAAGCCCTTAACGAAACCAAGCAACTATTTGAAAAGAAAGGCTTTATTGATAATGGATGGAGTGTACTTGCATGGGATTTTCGCAATCCACAGTCAGATGATGGTGCGACCAGGGCGCGTAAGTATCGAGAAAGACAGAAGAAAAAAAAGAGTGACGTAACGGTAACGTCACCGTCACGTTACAGTAACGTGCCAGATACAGAAGGAGATAAAGATAAAGATATATATACCCCCAAATTTGAAACCCTTTGGG